TTACCACCAGTTGAACCGAAGCGAACAGCAGCCTCTTGGAAGAGTGCTTCGTTTCCTATGGCAGCACCAATACCTGCATACTTAGCACGCATGGCAAAGATAAGACCTGTTGGTGCGCTCATTGGCTGAACACCACAGACATCATAAGCCATTAGGTTTGGCATAGCACGACGAACGAGTGAGATGAGAACGGGGTCAAAACCAGCGTAGTTGCTGGAGTTACCTGAGATTGCACCACCACCGAGGTTGCCACCGAGGGCGTTGATGGGGGTTTCGGCGAGGTACTGCTCACGAAGAGCCTTCTCTTCGTTCTCTAGAAGAACGGCAGTGACCTTTCTCTTATAAGGATCGCTGATTGATGGTAGATCCTCATGCTCTAGAATTGGGGACCACTTCTCTTCTAAGTGATCCATTGGTGTAACTGAATCGAAGTCCATTTGAAATCTCCTTTATGGGTTTTGTTTTTCAGTGTCTCTTGATGGCTCTAGCGTAGCCTTCTACAATTGAATTTACTTCTTTGTCGCTTCTTGGAGTTCCTTCGGTGTTGTCATCTCCAAATTCTTCGGAAATGGTTTCACCACCAAAGTATGACTCCTTGATAATGTTTAGTTTTTCGGCATACTCTTCAATGTCTGTATGCTCAATGTTTTCGACGAGTGACTTGAATCGCTCGACTTCGGTATCAACAAGATCTTCTGAGATGCTGTTGAAAACAATTTCTCTCTGAAGTTCAAGAAGATCCTCGGAGAGATCAATTGTTCTCTGAATCTCATCGTTTAGACGAGCAACGAGTTCTTCGTTCTCTTCGGCGAGTTCATCAACGAGATCAACCTTACCTTCGGGAACTTCGATGTAGTGATCCTCAAAGAGATCACGAAGGCCGCTCATGAATGACTCGGCTACTTCGGTACGAATTCCCTGCTCGATCATGAGATAGTTCTCTTCGAGCCAGTTCTGAACAGCGTAATCAAGGTACTCGTCGATCTTCTCGGTGAGATCCTTAGTAACTTCTGCTACCTCTTCAGCAAGGCGAACAACGTAAGCCTCTTCTAGTTCTGCGATCTCTGATTCAATCTTCTCGTTTAGAGCAGCCTCAAAGATGGTGATTGCCTTTAGTTTGAAGTCCTCTGAAAGATCTTCACCATTGAAGAGAGCATCAAGTCCTTCGGTGACTCCGCCACCTGCCTGGTTTCCACCCTCTGGCTTGACCTCGGGGTAAGACTTCTCTACCTTAGCAGCACTGGGCTTTGGCTTGATTGAGTTCTTGTTCTTCTTTTCATTGTTTGGACCTTCATCGGTATGAACTTCATCGCCCTTACCTGTAGTGTCCTTGTTGTACTTTTCTGAGTCAAGAACGACATCCGCTTCATCGAGAGAATCTAACTTCTCTAGGATTGTTCTTGCTGTGTCTACTGGATTTTGGCTCATTTGAAAGGACTCCTTTTTGTTCTATAAGCGCCATTATTTATATTTTTTTGAGTTTTGACATGAAGTCTGCGTATACTTCCATTAACTTTTCTTCCTTGTTTTTCTTGTTGGTATACGCAGATTCGATTCTTTCCTGATAGGATTGAATTGTTCTTTCTCTTAGAATTCCATTGTCCCAGATCCATTCCTTTCCTTCCATGATGCCATTAACAAAAGCATCGGGAGCAGATGGATCTGCTACGATATCAACTGCTGATAGCATGAAGTCCTTCTGAACTTCATTGATTCCATTTCTCTCTCGAAGAGATCCCATACCTCTTGAAGAAACACCAAGTTTGGCACCTTCGTCCATGAGGTTTTTAACGATCTTACCCATTGGTGTTTCCATGATCTTTGCCTTACCAATGATATTGTCACCATCCTGATCGAGGCTCTTGATAATGTGAGAAACACGATCAAGGTTTACGGTTGGTCCCTGTGGGTGGTTGAGTTCACCAAAGGCACGGTTCTGTTCAACATAGGTGTTCTTGTAACGCTCAACCTCTGGAAAGAGAACACTATCCGCATAAAATCTCTTGTTGCGGTTTGGTTTGTTTGACTGCATGAAGATACCTTCAATGAAGTAATTCTTGTTGCCGTCTTCCTGTGCTTCGGTAACTAGCCTAACATCGTTGGTTGTTTCTGTGATTAGGAGCATGGGATCAGTCCTCTTCTGGTTGTGGTTCCTCTTGACTCGATGGATATTTACTCTGAATAGCATCTGCCATCTTGTTGTATAGAATCGTCTTAAGATTCTTCTCTGCTTCAGAATAGTTTTTATCCAATAAATTATCTATAATATTAGACGTTTCCATCTGTATCCTCGCTTTCGTAATCATCGGTTTCATCGTCTCTTCCTGTAACCAGGCTTGCAGCGATGTCGGGAGTTAGTCTCCCTGTAATATCTTGAACTTTCATATTGATGGTATCACCAAATGTCATCTTTAATCTGTCAAGGTTATTATCAATAATATCTTTTAGTATTTGTTCTGCTGGTTTCATAATCACTCCTGTGGGGGTAGACCTTCCTCTGGTGGAGGTGCTTCACTTTGCATTTGTTTCTGTATAGATTTAATCTCATCATCAGACTGTCGAAGAATGTTCTTTTTAATCCACTCCTCAGAATAGAATCTACCAATATATGGTTCAACTGCCTGAAGAATATCCATTCTTTCTTTTAGAATTTCTGATTCTTTGAGTTCTGTAAAGTATGAATCTTTTTTATAGTCAAAGTAGATATCCTGTGAGATTCTCTTCCAGTCTTCTTGGTTCATTATGCCTTTTAGAAGGCACTGTATACGAAGAAGATTGTAGAATAGTTCCGAGAATCTATCACGGAGACGATCCACAAACTTGAAGAAGTTAACTTCATCCCGAGTAATCTCAGATGAACGACCCATGTTAAATCCATTCTCGGCTTCCATACGAGATACTGGAACATGAAGTGCCTTATATACTTTCTTCAAGAAGTAATCAACATCATCCATCTCTGATAGGTTCTGACCACCATCGAGTGTACTGATTTCGGTTCCTCTACCACCTTCTCTTCGGGGTAGCCAGTAATCCTCAAGCATGGACATGTGCTTACGATCGTCTCGTATCTCACCTGTGTTTGCATCATATACAAGTTTGTTTCGATAACGATTCATGATGTCTTTGAGGTACTGCTCTGCTTTCTGCTTTGGTAGATTACCAACGTCAATATAGAAGATACGACGCTCAGGGGCGCGTGAAATTCGATAGACAACAAGAGCATCCTCTGTTTGTCGAAGCATGTTGAGTGGGCGGATTGCTTTCTGTAGATATCCAACTACTCTCTTTGATGCTGAATCAACAACACCAGAGTGAATATAACAGATGGAATCTGGAGCAATCTTAAGACCCTGTTGAGTTGTTTGGAAAGAAGATTGCTTGTCAAGGTTTGTATAGAGATAGAACTCTTCCACTGATTTTACAAGTGGAACACTTGTGTTATTGATCTTCTTGTTTTCTTTATTGACGTTTCTGATCTTCTTGATATTAAGAGGATCAATCGCACGAAGTTCAATGATTCCTTTATTCTTGGAATCACTATCAGTAATTATATGATAGTACAACTTACTGTCAATATACCATCGTCGAAAGATTTCATATGATTTCTTGTTAAAGTTTAGAAGTCTAAGAATGGAATCAAATTCTTCTTTGACCTTCTTTTTAATTGAGTCAGAAAGATCAACATGATCCATGTTTATTTCTACAATCTTTCGATCCTCTGATTGAACCATAGCCTCTGTAACAATATCGTCGATGGCTATGTCTACCTCTGGGAAGAGAGCCATCGAACGATACTTCATGATTAAATCGTTTTCGGATTTTATGTTACCATTGAAGTCAACATACTGTCCATAGATTCCACCACCGAGACTAAATGTGCCATCATACTCATCAGGACCAACAAATGACTCTGCTTTTGTATCAGAGTCACTTGCTGGCTTGGGGGCTACTTTTCCGTTTTTACCAATGGTAAACCCAAAAATATCAATTGGCATTTATACATCTCCACATTAATAAACAATAATCAAGAAGAACCTTCGCCTAGTTTCCAGTGATCGAAACCGATGCTTACAGTAAACTCAGCGATTGAGTCGGTTGTATCGTAACTTAGATCAATGCTGCCAACTTCAATCGGCCAACAATCAATAAGAGTAACAAGTGTACCTGCTGCTGTACCATCTGGTTTGATTGGTTGAACCTTCCAGTCACCATAAGCAAGACCACGATCAGTATCTGAAAGACTCATAAACGCAGCACTCCAGTTGATGAATGCTTCATGAATTGCCTTGTCTTCATCAGCGATTACCGTGATTGACCAATCTGTGAATGTTCTATCACCTACTCTTTTGATCTCTCTTCCACGATAAGGAACGCTGATTGTTCCGAGTGAAACAGAAGGTAGAGAGGCAGCCTTGATAAGAAATCTTTGATCGGGGTTTCCTAGTGCAACACCACCTGTTGTGACTTCAAATAGGTTTGGTCGAATTCCCTCACCAAACGCACTTTTAAACTGTCCTAATGATCCCATTAGTGTTCTCCTTTACTTTATATATCAACCTTCTGTGAAGAATGATCCTGAGTTGTTTGCTACGAAGTTAAGTTTGACAAACTGAACACTCTTTGTTGGCTGAATATAAATGTCAGCGACAAATTCACCTCTGTCGATCACGGCCGATGTGTTGTTTGTTTCATCACAGACGATTCGGTAGTTTTCAATACCTCTTCTGTTCTGAACATCTCGAAGAACTGGTTCAACTTGGCTGACGAATGACTGTCGAGTGAATGCGTCGTTCTGCTCAAAGAGAACGAAGTTTGCTGATGTTGCGAGTGACTTCTCAAGAACATTGAAAAGTCTTCTTACTTGAATCTTATCGAAGGCACTTGGCTTAGACTGTAGAGTCTTATCACCGAAGAGTAGTGTTCCTTGGCCTGGGAAAGCAAAGACATTGTTGATTCCGAGGCTATAAAGACCATCTCTCTGTGCCTTTGTTGGGTTAAATGCTAGTTTAACCACATTGAGAATTCCACCTCTAGTATAACCCGCTGGTGAGAACCAGGCACCGTAATCGGTTTCAGTTCTAGCAAGAAGACCAGCAATATCTCCGTTAAGAGGAACCCAACGAGTAACACCGTTATATGAGTCGTTCTGGTACTTCCAGTTACCATCCATGACTGCGTATGATGTGTCTCTACTGAGTGTTGTCTTATAGGTCTGGAGTGTTGAGTATGTCACATCTGAAAGAGTTGATTGGTTGATAAGTGATGAAGTGTCAGCGAAACCGCTTCCGACTGGTTGTGAGATGACAGCGATACAATCCTTACGAGTGATTGCTAGGTCAATAACGTGCTGGTTAAGAGCGTTGTCTGCATCACCAGCGATAAGAATACTAACATCGACTTCATCTGTATCTGAGAAGTAGTCTGTCCAAGCAACTCGCTTGTTTGCTGAAGTGACGGCATTTCCATACGCACCACCCTGAAGTGTTACGCTGAATGGTGCGTTTCCACCAGAGTTACCAGCGGGCGCGCCAAAGATGAAGAATGGTTTCTTCCCGAAGTCACTAATGGCAGCGGGAAGATTTCCTGATCCATCTAGATCGGCAGATGAGATTGTGATATCTACACCTGTTGTGTAACCCATCGCACCATACAGAGTTGGATCCTGACCACCAGATGAACCCATGATGCTCTGGAAACCAGTGATACTATCGTCAATCTTGATATAGTTTGAGTTTGCAAGAACGTACTTATAGTAGAGTGAGTCACCGACATTATCAACAGCATTTACAATCTGAGACATACCCTCATAGAGTTCTAGAACGGCACCACTTGGTCCATATACACCCTTTCGGTCGATAACAGCGATTGATAGTTCATCGTTGCTCGCACCAAATCGGGCTGCATAGGATGAAGTGTTAGGATTGAAACTAAACGCATCTGTGGCAGTTCCAGCGGCATAGGTCATACCAGCAGTTACAATCTGAACCTCAAGTGCGCCGTTGACAAATGCTCCCTCTTCCTTTGCTCTGAAAACAAAACGCTCGTCAGCACCATAATCGGCACTAAAACCAGCAGTGGCACCAGTAGATCCAGTACCAGCGGCTCTTACGACTGTGAGATTGTTTCCATACTGTAGGAAGTTGTAACAGGTCCACCAGTCAGTACCATATCGCTGAACGCTTGGTTCGCCAAAGATTTCTTGTAGTTGCTTAACGCTACTGATAAGGACTCTCTCGTTTACTGGTCCTTGATCAAAACGACCGACAAACGCGGCTGGTGTTGTAGCGACGAGTGAAACAATACCAGAAAAGTCTCTCTCTGTTACTGCTACACTGGGACTTAGGGTAAATGCCATTTTATATCTCCTTAGATACGCTGCGTAATCCGTGAGTATTTATACTTTTTGAGTGTTTAGAAGAAGTTCCCAGCAGCATTATCTTCACTGGGAAACCACCTATCATTACCATCCCAAAAAGTATTCTCCTCGTCGGACCCATCCTGTAAAAAACCAAAAGGAGACATATCTTCTTCTAATTTCTCTATCTCTTCTTCATATATATCTGTTCTAACATCCACGTTTGTGAGGTTCTTGAAATAATCTTGACGAGTTAGCCATCCAAAAAGAACAAGACACATAACGAGGTCATCATTGTGTCCATCGTCTGCTTCGTATGAATTTCTTTTGGCAACAAACGTAGTTAACTCATTTACGATATCCTGATCCTCTACTATCAGTTTGTTTTCTTCAATCAAACTTTTAAGAACAGAACAACCTAATTTTTTCACAACCATTGATGTTCTTACACCAAACTGTACACCACCTTTGCCGAATCCACCACTGATTGTTTGTCCTTTTCTACCTTGATGTGATGTCATTAATACATGTTCGTATTCTAGGTCAGTATAAAGAACGTCAGCAACCTGTCCACCAATGTCATTGATTTCTATCAAACAATATGCCTTGTTATACTGTTCTGCCAATCTTTTGATTACTGTTGGATAAACCATTGGTGAAATTAGGTTATTTCTGTATTTCGCAACAACTTTATATGGAGGTGTTGTGATATCAATCACTGTAAAGGCACTATAGTCTTCTCCCTGTCCTCTTGATGTATCTACTGTAATCACATACATGTGATCTTTCTGTGGGTCTTCATAAATAGCAAGTCCATCTGTATTTTGAATCTTTGGTTTTACCCAAGCCAGTGTATGGATCTTGTGTGATGATATCAGAGTATTTGTCGAACCAATGAAGTCACATTCAAATTCTGACTGAAACTGTTGCTCACTTGTGTTATTGATGGTATCCAGTTTCCACTTCTCATCACGCAAAGGTCCGCCTGGATATAATGGTACTTGTGACCAGTGAACTTCAATGGGAACATATTCATTTTTACCTGGCTCTCCCATCTCTTTGATGGCGTTTTTCCAGTAATAATAGAACATGTTCAAACCATTCGGCGTAGAAACCATAAG